TACATCTTCGTCTTATCTTATTATCTGATAATTTACAATATTTTCCTGTAGCTTTATCATCCTTGGGTTTGTCATCCTTGGGTTTGTCATCCTTGGGTTCATCATTCTTGGGTTTGTCATCCTTCGGTTTGTCACCCTTCGATTTGTTATCCTTGGGTTTATCATCCTTGGGTTTATCATTCTTGGGAATTTCTTCTGTTTTTTTTGTACAATCTCCTCCTATTATTTCGATAAATTCTGTTGACAAATCCGCAGAAGACATATCAAATTCTTGATTGGAATTTTTAGTTAAAAAGATTGGATATGTATCACTTTCAATAGAGTAAAATAATAGATAAAATCTGGAACCTTTGTTATTTCCATATGTTGTAGAACCCCCCTTGTTATCTAATATTACTATACACGCATTAGTTTGTCTGGATATTTCTAGCCATTTTTTATCATCTTGAAGTTCCTTTAGAAGATCGTATATTGATATATGGGTAATTTTATCAATCCACACATATTTGTTATAATGAGCATATCTAAAATCTTTATGTAAGATTTTTTGCCAAGTTTTTGAAAGCTTAAGACCAATATTACTCATTGAATATAATTTGCTGTCCTTCAAAATATCTAAATTGTCTGGATTATAGAATGGTATATATTTCGCATAAGTGCTTTGATTTTTTTGATTTTTGATATAATACTCTTTACTTTCATTGTCATCAAATATTTTTGTGTCGGGTATTACTTTATTATTCTCTAATTGAGTTATAAATAGTGGTTTTTTGCCGGTTTTGATATCATTTCTTCTGACATAATTATATTCATATTCCTTTAGAAGAGTTTTCAAATAAGTTTCAGTAATATCATCAACAACAAGAGACTCAGAATGTAGTTTGATAATATCTTTTGATTTTTCTACATCTTCATCATCAAGTTTTGTTTTAGACTTTTTTATATTTTGTGCAACATTCATACAAAATTCATCATATCCATACCAATAATCATTGAATTCAGTAATATAAGTTTCTCTTTTATCAATTATATCAATATCTTCGTCACATTCATAAGTTGGTCTTGTACTTTTCTTCAATCCATTATTATCTTGCAATATTGGAGATGGTTTGATAGGTATTACCTGATTGGTTTCTAATATAATTCCATTTATTTTGTTTGTTTTCAAATCTACAATGTATTCAAGGGGTTTAGTACGCATTTTGTTTTTGCTTAACCAAGTATAAAATTTATAAGCTAAATTAAAGTCTGGAATATTAGAACAAGGAATTTTTTCAAGAATATCTAAGTCCAATATAACAGAACGAGGTTCAATAGGGATAAAGAACTTCACTTTTTGATATATTACAACTAAACCATTTGATTGATATTTGGAATTCATAACTTGTGCAATAGGTTTCAGTTCTAATTTGTGTAGTATTTTTTTGGCATTTAGATCTATAAAGTAATCTGATAAATAGGAATAATTAGATGTATAAGGAAGTGGATTTAATTTGTAATTATTTTTGCGTAGATAAGTTACATAATTATCTTGTAAAGATGTTCCACAATGTTGTCTTAGAGGAGCAACACTATTCCAAGCTGCTGTAGATAAACCATCTTTATTTGTATTTGAAGGAGATTGTAATGAATCGAATAATAATTGTGGTTCTTTTCGTTTTTTATCTGACGGTATAAATTTAGCACACGGTTCATAAAAATATCTTCCATCATACATTGTTGAAAATAGTAAAAACGCAGTTTTACTGTTAACAAATTCTTCTGTATAATGATAGTAGAAGGGGTGTCCATTTGGAGGACATATATATTCGGCACTATTTCCTGTTTTTTTGTCAGTTTTGAATAAGTATAAATTCAAACCATATTCCCACAATACGCCGGGATAACAAAGAATCGGCCACATAATGCGATGATCGTGTTCTATTGATTTATCTTTTAAGAAGTCACAAAAATTAGCATAAGAATTATATATATTTTGCATATGTTTTGATGAAATGATTCCCTTGAATGTTTGCTCTTTTAACCATTTTTTATAATCGGAATCATTAGCATTATTTCTTTTAGCAGAAAACAAGTTAATTAAAGAACCTTCGCAAGTTCTTATAAACTGCGTTACATCTTTCAGATTATGAATAACACTATCAATAAGCTCATTTTCATTTTTGCCATACAAAACGCTAATAGCTTTTATAAAGGAATCATCAAATGATTTTTCATAAATACCATATCTCAAAATATATGGATTTCCCGATTTTGGTATTGGACCTTTAGAAATATCAGTGGCATTGCCAAACATTTTATGCATAGCGTCTGGCAAATCTCCAAGTCTTCCCTTTTCTATAATAAATCTGTCTTTACTCAAAATATATGTAGATGAATCGGGTGCTTTCTTTTGATTAGATGGTTGGTCTCTAATTCTTCTACATGGCCATATAGAAAGATTATACTTCGCAGGACCAAGCTTTATTTTATTTCCAGTAGAAGAATTATCATTGCGCATTGTGTATTTATTACTATTACATTTGGGGCATTCATCGTTTTTACCAAGTTCATCGATTCGAAGAGGTAACATACATCCGACACATATACACTCACATGCTAAGTACCAAACATTTCTGTATTCTAGCCAATCTAATATGCGCGGTTTATCTTTTATTTCTGGATGTCCATCATTAACATATTTTTTAAGAATTTCTAATAGTCTATCATGTTCTGCATGGTTAAACGCAATTGGATGTGATTGTGTAGGCGCACAAGATGTACTGAACTCAACTTTTCCATCTTTTCTACTAACTTCTTTGCCAGTTTCACTAAACTTCATATTGAATAATTCCGGATCGTAAAACTTAAGTCTTTCTGAACGATATGTTCTAATATTACCCGCCTTATCTTTCTTTGTATTCCATCCTGCAGGAGGAAGAGTAAAACGAATCGTTTTTACATCTTTTGGAGGAATTTTTGGACGTCTTGTACTTGATAGACTATACCATGAATTATCTTTGTTTTCTTCTTCTAAGTCTGACTCAGACTCTGATTCTGATTCTGATTCTGATTCTGATCCCGATTCTGAATCAGAATCCCCTTTTAATATCGGAATATCATCATCATCTGAATCATCTGAACTGTCCGAATCGTCAGAATCATCAACATTTGCAATTAGAGCATCAATATCATCATCCGAGTCATCATCACTATCTATTATAACTGATTTGTTTTGCTTTGAATTATCAGTATTGATACTATGTATAAATAGAAGTTTTCTAATTATATTTACAGCATAGTCAATTTCTTCTGGATTTTTTCCAGTGTGTATTATTTTAATGTACTCGGAGTCGTATGTAATTTTAATGCTATAACCCAAAGAAGATTCATCTAGTAGTCGCATATCATTATTCGAACTTCGCACTAATTTATCATTATTAAGTATATCTAATTCGTTATTAGCTTCATTATCAGATATCATAAACAATGTGCCTAATCTTTTGGCTGTTTTTTTATTATCCCGATAAAAATTGTATATTTCGTTAGCAATATTTATTTTATTTCTTTGATAGTCTGTTACTTTTATGAAACGTAATTTTTGTTCATTTGAAACTGAGAAATAGGGTATATATTCTATAAAATCATTGATAATAGATGGTTTTAAGTTTACATTCTTCTTAATAAGTGTTTTTGAGTTGATTAATCTATATTTAAGTTTTTCAAATCTTAGAGGTTTAAGCTCATATTGTACAATATTATTAATTGGTAGTATTATCCATTCTAAAATTTTTTTATATACCATTTTCCATAATTCTTTTGTTATTTCACCAGAACATCTGACGGATATACTTGAGTTATTATATATTGTGATTTGTATTGTACAAAACTCATACATAAATTTGATTTGAAGATTTTGCTCTTTATCATCTTCTTTTTGCCATTTTTTCCAGAATTTAGTATCAAGTTCTCTTTTTATAGCTGGTTTATAAACTTTCGTCTTTGAATTTGTTTTAGTTCCAATTTTTATTAGAGGAACATTGTTATTAAGAGGAAATTGTTTAAATATTTTGTCTATATCCAAGACTCCTTTTTTTGTTTCTTTAGAGACTACTAGATCTGTAAAAATCATAGTATGACGAGTTCGTTTTATTTGTAAAGTCTTTTTGGGAACTTTTGTATTTTCTACCTTAGTTATAAAATTGGTATGTTGTTTTATATTTTCTATCTGTGATTTGTCCATTTTATTGCCTTTGGAAGTATTGTTTGATATCCATGATTCAACCCATTTGGCAACAGTCTTATTTTTCTCAAGTCTTTTTTCTAAATGAGAAGTGAGTGTAAATTTGATTTCATTAGAATTATTCAGAAACAGATTTATAAGGTCATGTTCATATTTACTATCACATATATTAGATTTCTTACTATTTTCTATAAATGGTGAATTATTATCGTCAATCCATAAATATAAATCACTTAATGAAACAGACAATTTTAAAGCATCTTCGCACACATATACATAGATTTTTTTCATAACTTGTGAAACTGTATCGAAACGACTTATTACATGATTTATAACCGTTTGTTGTTCTTTTAAATTATTTGCCTTCTTATTTGTAAAGATATACTGATTTGTGTCATTTTCACCTTGCCAACGATTATATATAATGGTAAAATCCTCCATACTATTTAATGTAAGATTTTAATATATTATAATAATATTATGTCTAATCCACATGAGGATGTTATTAGAGCATTAGACGAAGCTTTAGTGGATGCTTCTCCAACAATTGTGAATGAAGATAGTAACTTTATTATAGCCACTTATTGGTGGGGCAGAGGTAACAGGAACAACAATACTTCGAAATACTGTCATGCAACTTATGAACAGTTTGTTAAACAAATTGAAAAAGCATGTGTGAATGTATACAATGGCTCTATGCAAACCAATCCAGACATGTTTTATAAAGTTAAGAATGGAGATTTTATGCCATATTCTGAGATTAAAAGCAATTTACAAAAAATTTGTAAAAGATTTTCGGTTGTATTCTACAATAGTCTAAAAGGTGATATGACAGATGAAATAAATCTCCACAAATTGGATAGTGCGGAAAAAGGGAATGTAGATAAGTCGGATTATGTACTCGAATTTTTGGATGATTTGAAAAAAAGAATAACATCATCAATTGTAAACAAGTCTGATAATTTAGATAAAATACTTCGCGACACATTTATTTATGAAAACAAGTTCAGCTTTATGAAACTTGTATTTGATAACCATCAACAATCAAAAAAACGTATTCAAGACATACTTGAAATATTAAGTATTATAATTTATAATAGAATCAAG